ATTCATACCGTGTGGCGTTGAAACTATGATGACTTTTGTGCTTTTACCAGAAGTAATAGTAGGATAAACAGATGCAAAGAACGAGTCTGCAATATGGTTTGGAACGAAAGCGAATTCGTCGAGAAAGAGGATATTAAACGACATACCTCGGACAGCACTCGCAGATGTAGAAGCTGCCAATATCTTACTGCCATTTTCTAACTCCAATGAACCTTTGTTCCACGCAATGATACCCTGCTGCATCCATTTGGGTAGATTCTCATATGCAGTTTGCAGTCTATCTAAGAGTTCTCTTGCAGTCGCTGCTTTGTTTGCAAGAATACCAATATTTACATTATCGTTAAATACTGCATAGTGTAATAGAAAAGACACCACGGTTGTAGACTTACCAGTCTGTCGTGGCATCTTACAGATATTAAACCTATAATTATGGAAATTATTAACTAACTTTTCCTGAAAAGGATACATTGCAAATGGTTGCAATCCTTTATCAAGGGTCACAATTTTTACATAATTGTTTGCAAAATACACAGGATCTTCTTTGCATTTCACAAACTCAAGAATTTGTTCTTGCGTAAATTCAATTGGGGTATTTGCTTTCTTAAGCAAAGGGTTTCCCAAATAAACATCACTCATAATAAATTACCTTAAGTTCAGCAGTTCCAGGCTCTAAGTGACTTATTGATTCTCGAATCTGGGTCGCTTGCAGTTTTGGCAGAAGTCAATTTTTTCTTCATACCTTTCATTCTTGCACAGAAACTTTTTCTGCGAGGATTGCCAACCTTCTTTGAAGGTGCTTTGAGGTCACTACCAGGATTTTCACGCTCGTAAGATTTACGTCCCTTCTCATTCAATCCACCTGATTGATTTTTACCCTCTCTTCTTTGCCATGCAGCAACTTCAGAAATAACTTCTTCACCATACGTTTTTACATATGCTCTGCTAGAGCCAACAGATGCTGCGCTTCCACCTTGAGGAAGTCCAGTTTGAATAAATGTTTCTCCAGGAATAAATTCTGAAACCTGATATGAAAGAACAGTTGCACCAGGATAAACCTTTTGAATCTGATTAGTTACTTCCCTTCTCGTTGGCATTTTAATTTGTGGGAAAAACATCTTATTCAGATAAGTTTTCCCTCTCCAAGAAACAATCACTGAAACAAGATTTCCATTTTGCGCTGGGAGTCTCAGTGCTTCTTCAATTTTTGCTTCTTCATTTGCTGGAACACAATTAGGAACAATCTTTTTACCTTTCTTCTTCATTCCCACTTGCTTATAACCACTCCAGCAAGCCTCATCCATTTCTCCACTCGCAACGTAATCTGCTGCGGTATCAATATAGTCTGCTGCTTTAGTAATTTTTGATTGGACCCATGCTTCAATATTACCTTCACCCTTCATTTTATTACGAATTCTTTTTGCAGCAGAAATAATAGTTGAAAGTTCTGAACGTGCCATTGAATATTCATGATCATACCCTTCTGATTTGTTTCCCCAATTTGCTGCCCCAACTTTACGGCACTTTACAAGTGCTCCAGAAGCATATGCCGAAGGCCAAACACTATAACGAGACTTGACCTTATGGTAGCAAGCATCTTTTTTACCACTGCCTTTACCTTTCTTGTCTGCTTCTTCGTTCATTTTCTTTTTGCGTCCTTGACAATGAGCTTTTTGGGAAAATCCTTTTGGATTATCGCAATCGATAGATCTTTTATATTTATCGGACCAACCCTCTTTCACATCAGTTTTTACATAAGTAGGTTTTGCAGCACCGGTCTTTTGTTGCTGTCCAGGATCTGCTGCTTTTTTTCTTCTTGCTGCAGACAATCTTTCTGCTTTTGTCATACTTGCTCTTTTTGCAGAGGAAACACACTTTGGAGTCCCTTCACCAGGTTCATCACTCGCACAAGTGCCACCAGTCACCACATTTACCCAACCACCTTTTCCATCTTTTGATTTAGATTTGCCAAACCAATCGCGGAGACCCTCTTCAGATATACTAGAACCATTTCCATTTCCATTAGAACCATTGCCTTTAGAATTATCTTCCTTCTCAAGCATACCATCACGACCTATCATATATCCAGCAGGAATTGGTTTACATTTTTTATCTGTATAGCAATAATAGTCTCCTGGTTTGCACCTATTTTTCTTTTTTTCCTCGTTCATTTCTTTCGTTTTCTTTTTCATTGAGTTAATAAATTTTCTAAAAATAGCAGCTTCAGAAGTCTTTCCCATCACTCTTGCTCTTTGTTCCATAGCAATTGCTGCTTGAATTTTGTGAGCATGAGATCTTCCAGAGTTTCTTATTTTTGATACACTTTGTTTTGCAGTTGCAACATCCTTAAATCCCAATCCGTGAATTGTTCCTTTTGGATCTTCATCTGTATAGAGATCAGAGTGTTTATCAGATTTGTTTGGTTGTCCTGGTTTTTTGGGTATACGAGGATTATTCATTTTTATTTTTATTTATAGAAATACTCCCTCACATCAGTTACATCTTGAATGCACTTAAACCTTTCTATGGTATCTTTATCTACCAAGTCTGGATGCACCCACCAATCTTCAAATGGTGTGTTTTCACTTTGAGACACATTTGCAACCACCAATTCATATCCCATTGATTTCAAATAGTTTCTTGATTTGGTTCGATATGTGCCAGTCATATCAACAAAATAGTCATGTTCATAAGTAATTACAGCAAATTTATATTGGTCAAAAGGAATATCTAAAAGAATTTCAAATGTTGTTTTAGATGGTTCACAATCAAGTTGAAGATAATCAATCTCTTTTGTAGAATAATATTGATTCAAGAGTTTTTCATAATCAACTGTTCTTGCATCTTTACAAAGAATTGTATTTGATCTTTGTTCAGCAAACATCTGACAAAAATTTTCTAAAATTTCAATAGAAACTCCAGTCCATCCAAAATCTTTTTCTAAAATTGCACTATTGTTTTGGAAGATTGGCTCTTGTGCCCCAATCTCAAGATACGTTCCATTTCTTTTTCCGTTTAGAATGGATAAGATAAACATATCTTGAAGTGCTTGTCCATTGCTCTTTTCAATGGTTTCTAATCCAGGAAACTTATATTTAAATTGTGGATATTTTGATTTCTCATACTTGATACTTTTTGGAACCCAACATCCAAGATTTTGGAGGTTCATTGCCACCAAATCGTAATGAGTTTTATCCAACTCATAATTATTTTTCAAATCTTGAAATAAGTCACGAGACTCCTGTGACTTACCCCACCAATAAGCACTTACTGCTTTTTCAAAAATTAATCCATATTTACCAGGATAATCAGTAAATGTCGGAAGTGCTTTAGAATCAAAGTCACAGAAGTTTAAACCAAGTGATGCGATTGTATATGAATTTGAATACATTTGACTCCATTCTTCAAATCTTGAAGAAAGGAAATATGCCTCTGGTCTTTGAGGTAATAAATTCATCGCATGTTGATATAGACCGCGCACAGTATAAACTCTATTTTTTTGATCATTAAAGCAAGATGCCATATGAAGCAGGCATTCGTAGGCTAAAATTGAATCATTAGTTCTCTCCGCTGCTCTTAAATAATAAGAAATTGCAGATGAAGTTTGCTTTTGATTGTGATACCATCTTGCAAGTTCAAAATTTTTGATTGCATTTTCCGTATCAAAAGCATATGCAACCAAAGAGTCATTTAAAATGTTCATAATTGTTTGAATGTCTGCTTTGTGTCTTTTCCACCAATTTGATATGTATTGCGAAGCAAAATGATGATTTGGTTTTTGTCCGTTTTCCAACTCAGTGTCATTGAGATTTGTAGAATCAATCTTTGTATTCTCTACAAAAAGAGGGCAAGTATAAACTTTTCCAAAATTTGTAAAGAATAAACTTTCACCAATTGGCATTATATCAGAATCTTTAACTTCTAAGTTATAAGTTTCTTCAATGCAACAATGATTGATGATGCGTTTTACATAGTCTCTTTTTAAGATATACGCAGTAATTGCCCAATCATCCCAGTATCTTTCACGAAGACAAACTTTATCAAATTGACCCCGAATTGCAAGAAGCTGAACTGCTTCCCAGTCACTTGGAAGATTATTTACAAAATCTTCCCAGGTGAAATTCCAATGTTCTATAGTTTCAAGTGACAGATCATCCTCACAGAAGAAACCATAAGGTTCATCAGTATTGTAATACCAATCTTTAAATGCTTTAAGATGTGATACTGTGCAACCTTTTACTGGGTCAGTTAATTGATGAACATACTTTCCTGTAATAACATCATCGGATTCCGAAAATCTTTTTGATTTAATTGGGATTGGAACTATGTTGTATTTTTTAAACTGTTTAGTAAATAGTTTTTGCCTAGCGATATCGTCTTCTAAAGTCACATAACGAACAGAAGGAAGTCCTTTCAATTTCATACAAACTCCTCTAAAACATTTCCAGGGACTCTTAAGATATACGCTGCGTTATCTTGAAATCCAAAAGTTATCAAATAATCATCGTTATATTTTGTTATTCCACAAGCAAATTCAATCTTTGCATCTAAGAATGAAAATACTTCAGAGAACTTTTGAATATTCCAGTCCTTATCCCAATAGGTAAATCGATGTCTATACGTTGCATCTTTACGACCAGCTTCAGATTTATACAAATCCGTTTCATGATTTAAAGTCAAATATCCATCTTTATATGGAATGACTTGAGAACCACCACGAAGATCTTTGGGTGCGGAAATCCAATTCTTTAATATAACAGTTTCGCAAGTTTGGTTTTGAGAGTCTACTTTTACAACCTCAGTTCCATTGGTCCATTTCACATAATGGAATGGTTGGTCTAAAATTGGCATCCAATTTTTTTCACAATAAGAATCATCACCATTTGGAGCAGGAATACGAAACCTTGAAACTTCTTTGATTTCAGTATCTGTGATTTTAAGTTCACTCAATTCCATTCTTCCTTGACCATTCGTGGTTGTGTCTCTACGAACTCCAGTTAAGTAGAACTTATTATCCCAATATACCAATCGCGCATCTTCAAGACCAACAAATTCCCACAATGGTTTTTGATCTAGTTCAGATGTATCTACTTTTAAAATTTTAGTAGTCTCAAGATTTTCATTCAACTCACAAATATAATTTGTGGTTGTCAATGAAATATCGTTTTCTGGATTCAGATAAACAAGAGGACCATATTGGTGCTCATACTTGTTTAACTCTGCGTGATATAAAGTATATTGGCAGTGTCTTACATTTACTAATACTTTATCGTTTACTACAAGAACTGAAGGATTGAATAATCCCGTTCCATTAGTGTATTCTGAAGGAATAATAAGAGACTTAATTGTTCCGCCACGTTCCAATGCATATTTTACAAAATTCATAATCAAATTTTTTTACTATTTATTATGAGTAATTATAGATGGACAGGATTCCATACCAATTTGATCCACCATTTAAAGTATAGAAAGCATATACATCAGTTTTATTTGCGGCAGTTGTTCGAGTTGGTATGGTTGCGTTTGGCCACGCTACACTACCAGGCCAAGTAATTGTTCTACCAGCAGTACCATCATTTGTCAAATGTAAAGTAAATGCAAAGGCACCAGATGGGCAACCAGACATACTAAACGCAAACGTAGCATTTGCGTTTAAAGTTGCAGTAACAAAGTTTCCATTAGATAATGAAAGCGTCGGGCTTGATCCAGTATTTCCAAAACTATAAATGGTGTCTGCATAATTTTTTAATGTGCCTCCACTCAAGTTAGTTGCTGTTCCTGCAGTTGAACCCTGAGCACCTGTAGATCCTGCTGCGCCTTGAGCACCATTTGATCCGTTAGATCCATTAGATCCTGCTGCGCCTTGAGCACCATTTGATCCGTTAGATCCATTAGATCCTGCTGCGCCTTGAGCACCATTTGATCCGCTAGATCCTGCTGTGCCTTGAGCACCATTTGATCCATTAGATCCATTAGATCCTGTGGCACCTTGTGCTCCTGAAGCACCTTGGGCACTTAATCCACCCTGAATACCTTGGGTTCCTTGGGCTCCTGAAGCACCTTGAGTTCCCGAACCACCTTGAGATCCAGAAGCACCTTGAGCACCAACTGTACCTTGAGCACCTACAGCGCCTTGAACTCCTACAGCACCTTGAGCTCCTACAGCGCCTTGAGCACCTACAGCACCTTGAGCACCGGTGTCACCTTTATCACCAGTTCTGGCGAACGTAATTAAAATGTCAGTATTACTAAACGTTGTAACACTTCCTGAAACATAAGAACAGAGAACATCATAATAACCACCGTTATCTGTTAAAGAGGTGATTGTATACAGAGCAAAGTTAACACTGTTTAATCTATTAGATACTCTAAAATGACCTTTAATTGTTGATGTAGAATCATCAATCGTCTGTAAGAAACTATCAATATTGGTGGAGTTATCATCCGTATCATCAATATAAAGATGAGTTGCTGTTGAAATATTACCCGCGTCAAATCTAAGTTTTCCAACACCAGGGTCTGAGTTAGTTGTTGAAGAATCAAACGTATAATCAAACGTTGCCCCACCAAAAGATCCTTCTGTTCCCTGAACACCTTGAAGACCTTGAGTTCCTTGAAGACCCTGAAGACCTTGAGTTCCTTGGGCACTTAATCCACCCTGAACACCTTGAGTTCCTTGGGCTCCTGAAGCACCTTGAGAACCAATATCACCTTGAGCACCTATAGCACCTTGGGCACTTAATCCACCCTGAATACCTTGGGTTCCTTGGGCTCCTGAAGCACCTTGAAGACCTTGAGTTCCTTGAGTTCCTTGAGTTCCTTGAAGACCTTGAGCACCTATAGCACCTTGGGCACTTAATCCACCCTGAATACCTTGGGTTCCTTGGGCTCCTGAAGCACCTTGAAGACCTTGAGTTCCTTGAGCACCTATAGCACCTTGGGCACTTAATCCACCCTGAATACCTTGGGTTCCTTGGGCTCCTGAAGTACCTTGAAGACCTTGAGTTCCTTGAGTTCCTTGAGTTCCTTGAAGACCTGTAGCATAGGGCAATCCACTCCAAGAAGTAGTTCCAATACCAATCTTAAATTTACTGGTATCTAACTCAACTCCAAGTTCTCCTTCAGCAAGAACTGGATTTGCACTAGTCCATTCGGAGGCATTTCCTCTTCTTATTTGAATTCTTGTAGCCATCGTTAAATGCCTCCTCCGTTGATGTTATCAATTCCACCATAATTTGATGATGGTATTCCACCATCAAGATTTCCCACTAAATCTATGATAATGTTTGCTTCTGTTCCCGAATCTGTTACCGAAACTCCAGTTCCCACAAAATTAAAAGCTGTAAATGCTGTACCAACAGTAACTCCTTCGTCTTGAACAATGATTCCAGAATTTGTTGCAATAAGATTAGTTAATCCAGACCCATCACCAACAAATGAAGTTGCGGTTACAACGCCTGTAAATTTAGCGTTACCAACTACATGTAATATTGATGTTGGATTTGTGGTTCCTATTCCAACATTACCAGAAGTAAAATAAGTATTATATGTATTTGTCCCTGGTCCTACTGACCATGGGTTAACTACAAAAACTGTCGTTCCAATCCCTACATTTTTTGAAGCATAAAATTTTGCGTCAAATGTGTTGAGAGCTATTTCTCCTATTGGCAGTTGATCGGGAATTGGTATTTTTCCCTCTATAGACGATCTTTTAATTCTAATTATTGGATCGGACATTCAACTCCATTTTGGTAGAAACCGCAAAACTCAGTATATACCGAGCATTAAAGTTATTTATGATTAGAAGTCATCTGACTTTGTAGACCTTTTTGCTTTTGTTGACAAAGTTTGAACTTCTTTTCTAAGTTCGGTGACGGTTTTATTTAATTGTTCTATTTGTGTCTCAAAAACAATATTTTGATTAAACAATTCAAAAACTTTTTGTTGATATTTTGCAAGAACTAATTTCAAATCTTCTTCAGACATAAAAAATACCCTCAGTTTCCTGAGGGTATTTAGAGAATTTATTCAATATCAGAACGTTCCAGCATCAACAGTGATGTTTTGAAGGAATCTTTCGCCAGCAGTGCAAGAAATAACTTGAGATTGTCCAGCACAATCATTGACC